GAATTAATTATTTTTTCTATTTCTGAAAGTTCGCCGTTTGAAATATATTCAAAATCCGTTTTGTTTTTTACATCGCCACGTAACATTTGGGACAAATATCCTTTACTAATATTTATTTTTTCTGCTACTATTCTAACACAGTCATAAATTACACCTGTTTTTACATTCCTTACTTTTTTAGAATTTTTATTATGTTTCCCAAACATTATTGGCGGCTTGAATTTACCTTCTTTTATTGCGTGCTTTTGATTCCCACTTTTGTTTGTCCATTCAAGATTTGTAAATATATTGTTTGATTTATTACTATCTTTATGATTAATTAATGCGTTTTCAAAATAACCATTTACAAAAGCAAATCCTACAAGTCTATGTATCCTAAATTCTTTGACTATACCATTAACACATAATGCAACTTTAGGATAACCTAAGTTATCCGGACTGCCTTTTAATTTTTTGTTACTTCTTTTATTTATTACACTTCCATGATTACTTATTTGATATGAATTTTCATATCCTTTAATGTTTCTCCAAACTTCTACCATTTTGCTTCATTTATTATATTAATAATTTCAGAATACTCACCGACTGTTATATATTTTTTAGCTATTTTAGCCTCTTTTATATTAAATTTTAAATATAAAATTTTAAATATAAAAATTTTAAATCATATTCACATGCGGCAGCTTTTTGAAAATTGCAGTTTTGGAAATGTTGAATTAAAGCGTAAGCTTTTAAATCAAATAAACTTTGTGGGGTTGCTTGTTCGTTTTCTTTTTCAATTTGGTATATTTCATTGAAAAATTTATTTCCGTTTGCATTTAAGTAATCAACTTCTTTTGAAGTTATAAAAGCCTCTTTTGTTTTTGTGTCATTTATTAAATAATCAACATCATTTGTATGTCTATCACTTCCTAAATTTTTTAGTGCTTGTCCTCCGATTAATGTTTTCATATCTTTTTCTTATTTGTTTACAACAAAGATACAACATTAATTTAATACATGCAAATATTTGAGCATAATTTAACATTTATTTTTAAATATTTAACATAATATTACAAGTATTACTCCATAAAGGTTCAATACCAGCTTCTTTGCATATTATATCTGATATGATATTTCTTAGTGCAAAATTATAAACTTTACAGTCCCAAAAGTGGTTATTTTTACCATGTTTTCTTTCCCAAAGATAATATTCAATATTATTTGAATTTTTCTTTAATTTTTTTTGTTCACCCAAATAATGCGAAAAATAATTTGGATAATCATATTTTTTATCAGCTGCATTTGGAAAGTTTAAAAAGTTAGTTGGTTGGTAGTCTTCATTAGCTTCTAATTCCATATAATCAGCAAGATTGTCTTTTAATAAATTTCCATGAACTAAAAATAAATTTTCTTGGTTTTTTGATTTTTTATAAGATTGTGCATTTTCTTCAGTCATTCTAAAACTTTCTGGTTTATCTCCTTTTAATCCAACAACAGAAATATTATTATCATTAGCAAGTTTTACAAAATCATTAGCATATTCTGTATAATGTCCAGTATCGACCCCACTAATTAAAATTTTCATTCCTGAATAATCTTTTTCTAAAATTTCTTTGAATGGTAACCAAACAGAAAATTCATCATAATGTCGATATGTCCATTTTATGCGGTCTGGATTTTGTTTTAGTTTTTTATTTGCGACTTTACTTTGAAACGTTCCTATACTACCAGCATCAATTGAATAGCTTGCACCTTTTTCACTCCACGCAACTATTTCATAATCCAAACGAACATCATCGCCGTCAACTCCATTCATAACACCGTTTAAATCGCAGGTACATGTAAGAAAAATAATTTCGCCGTTACCATCTTCTTTGCACAAATCAAAAGGAACAGTACCGATTTTATAATCCCTTGTATTATTTTGTAATTTTGTAATTTTCGGGGTTTTTCCTTTAGCTTCCCAAGTCAGCCCCAAAACTGAATTATGAAATGATTGTAATTCTGATGTTTTAGGAAATCCAGCACGAGGGTAAATAGATTGATATTTGACGGCATAGTCCAACCAACTTTTCATACCATTTGGCGAATATAAACTTGAAATTTGGTAACTTGTATAATTTTCGGCAATCGGTTCTGAGGTAGGAATCCAAGTACCATTGTGTAACATATCTGTTTTATGTTTTTTTTCTTCAAATTCATTTCCACATTTTGGGCATCTATATCTAACAGAATTTGGTAGTACTCTATTTTTTTTTACATCAAATAAAATACCATATTCCATTCCATCATCATTTTTACCATACCAATCAAATGTAATTTTTTCGTTACATTTAGGACATGGCATATTGTAATATCTTTGATCTCCTTGTTGAAATATTTTAAATATAATGGAACTGTTTTTTAAAAGTGGAGTTGAACCATATAACAATTTTCGCGAAGCTCCATAACTTGATGTACGGTCATCCATAACATCAATGAAAGACCCAGCTTTTTCATCTTTTAATTTGTAAGTATCACACTCGTCTGCAATAACAATCTGTACAGGATTAGACCTCATATTAGTTAATGATTGCCCACCGAACGAAATTAAAGACCCTCCGCTAAATTGTTTCCACATAGCAGTATCTCCACTGGCTCGGTTGTTAGTGTGTTTTTTAGTATCTAATCTTATTAAATTTCGCAAAGAAAATCCATCAATAGCTTTATTTATTCTATTCATTGCTTTTTTTGCAAGTTCTTCATTAGCAGAAACAAGCATTATATTTGTCGGTGCTTCTGAAATTCTATAACAAACACCATTTTCAAACATAGCATTAAATCCGAGTTGATGACCTTTAATCATTGCCATTACATTTTTATTATTGTAAGGAGAAAAAAAGTCAAGTGGTTCTCTCATGTATGGAGTTCTGTCAATATCAAATTTACCTACAAAATTACTTTCACCACTTCGCATAATTCTTTTTGAAGAAAATACCGAAGGTAAAACATCAGATACTTCATAGTTGAAGTTAGTTATTAATTGAAGTTTATCTTTGAAATTCATTAATAAGATTTACTTATATTTATATCATTTGTTTATAATTTTTTTTCTTTTAATTCAATACAAATTTGTCTATTTTCAAAATAAACTTTTAGAATTTCTTTTGATTTATTGGTTGTAATTTCTTTTATTTCTTCAAAAATAATATTGATTTTTTCAATTTGGTAAAATTTCCACTTGTTCAAAGAAATATAATCATCAAATGTTTTTTTTGAAATTTCCAAAAATGTATATAATTCTTTTTTAGAGATATAATTTGTTAAAAATAAAACTCTGTTAGATGTTTGCATATTAATTTTTTTTAAATTTAAACATTCTATTTTTCATATATATTTTACATTCTTTATTAAATTTCCAAATTACAAAACCTAAAGAACTATCTATATTTGATATGTATTTTTTCGGTAATTGTTCAAAAGTTAAACCTCCTTTTAGTCTTATTTTTTCATTGTAGTATTTTTTTAAATCTTTTTTCACAACACAAAAATAGCAAAATTAACCTTAATAACAAAATAAAGACTAAAAAAAACCTTACTAAACTAAATATTTTAAAATAATAAATAAAGTTATTAAATTGCATGCAATGACTGAATCAGAATATATAAATTTATATCCAGACCCTGAAAATCAATTGGTACAAGTGCAAACAATACTTGCTGCATTTGATACATTAACATTAGATTTGATAGGTAAAGGTGCGATTAAAGAATACTCATTAGACGATGGGCAAGTGATGATAAAAAGGTCTTATGGTACATTAAGAGAAATATCACAAAGTCGATTGTATTATGAGCAATACGGGAATAGATTAATAGCACAAATAAACGGAAGAGCAACAAAATTGTTACCATGTTCGGAATAAAAACGAAAAATAAAAAGTTAGAAAGTCAAATTGAAGCTCAAGATGCTAAGTATAATACATTACTTCAAGCATTTTCAAGTATTGAATATGAAACTTTTAACGGGCAAAAAGAAGACGGCGAAATGGGTAATCCAAAAGTCATTTTCCCTGATTATTATGGTGCAAGAGAGAGAGCATGGGAATTACAATTGACAAATGATATTGCGAAATTAGTTGTTAACAAGTGGATTACATGGTTAATTGGAAAAGGATTAAGATTTAATGCAACTCCTCCAAAAGATGAATATTTAAAAACTACAAATCGCGAAAAATTAATAAAATCAATAGAATATCGTTTTAGAAATTATATGTCAAGTAGGTTTTCTGATTATTCTGAAATGATTAATTTTCACGAAATTGTAAAAAATGAAACTTACAACGCGTTAACAAGTGGCGATGTTCTTTGTGTACATCGTGTTGAAAATGGTAGAGTTACAACACAATTAATTGATGGTGCAAATATTATAACGCCTTTTGATTTTACAAAAAATAATGTTTTTGAAGGTGTAGAATATGATAAAAAAGGCAGACATATTGCTTATCATGTTTATACCGAAGATTTAAAATTTAAACGAATACCAGCATTTCATAAACAAACAGGTTTGCGAATGGCTTATTTGATTTATGGCTCAAAATTCAGATTAAACGAAACAAGGGGAGTTCCTTTATTATTAGAAAATTTTGAGAAAATTAAAAATCTTGAAAGATAGCTAATTTTAATAAACGAACATGATAATAGCTCCACAGGTGAAAACGTTTTTAAAAATGCTGCATTAAAAGCAGTAACACCGACATCAATAGATAATGGTTTACCAAATCCAAAATCTTGTATTGCAAATTTAAACAAAAACACAAAGGGTGTTGCACTTAACAACACGATAGGTGCAAAAATGAAAATGTTAAAACCTGATGCAGAAAGTACAATGCCTGATTTTGTTAAGGCAAATTTACAGTTGACTTTTGCAAGTGCAGAAATTCCTTTTGAAGTTGCGATGTCTGTTTATGGATCAAATTATTCAGCATCAAAAGCAGCAAGAAACGACTGGCAGCACGTTTTAGATGTAAAAACTGCAAATGTAGCGAATCAAAGTTATCAGCCATTATACGAATTATGGCTATATAATGAAGTTTTACTAGGAAAAATTGAATATCCTGAATTGCTAGAAGCATACGCAAATAACGATTACATAGCAATTTCGGCATTAAACAAAGCAACATTTACGGGCGTTTCTGTCGGAGATATAGACCCTTTAAAAACTGTAAAAGCAGTTAGAGAGGCAATGGGGGACCAAACAACACCGATTATGACTGGCGAACGTGGAGCAGAAATTGTAAGTCAAGCGGACTTTTCAGAGATACAAGCACAGGTGGATGTTGAACGAAAAATTGCAGCAAAACGAATAACAGAAACTATTTAAAAATTGTTCCACGTGGAACAATTAAAAAAAACAAAAATGAAGAAATTTAATACAGATTTACCATATATAATTGACAATTATGTAATTAACAAGTTAGTTAATGAACTTGAAAATATAGAAGATTCTGAAATTGAAATGTCATGGTTTAGTTTTGGCGGTTCTGTTTGGGCTGGGTGGCAATTAGCAGAATATTTGCAAACTACAAAAAAAACAATAACTGCAAAAGTTACTGGTATTGCAGCTTCTATGGGTGGTGTCTTATTAGCTTATTTTGACAAAGTTATAGGTACTAAACAATCAGATGTAATGTTACATTCCGTAATGACAAGCGAAGATAGTTTAACAGACCGTTCAAATTCAGAATTATACGAAGTTTTAAAATCTAAAATAAACGAGGATAAATTTAAAGCAATTGTAGGAGAAGATTTAAAAACTATAATGTTTTTAAAAGGAAAAAAAAGGAAAGATGTTTGGTTGACTGGACAGCAAGCGTTTGATGTTGGTTTGTTTGATGAATTAATCGACTTAACACCAACCGAAACAAACAAGTCTAATTCTTATGAATTAGCTGCAAAATTAGATTATGAATTACCAAAACATTTAAAAATAAATATAAAAGAAAAAAAAGAAAGTAAATTTAATATTAATCAAAAATCAGAAAAGATGACAAAAAGTGAATTGAAAGCAGAGCACGCAAGTGTGTACGCTGAGATATTTGAGTCAGGAAAAGAAGCAGGAATTACTGCAGAAAAAAACAGGGTAAAAACATGGCTTGTTTTCAATGACTTAGATTCGGAAAAAGTAAAAAAAGGTATTGAAAGCGGCGTTGAAATGACAAAGCCCGAAGAACTTAATTTCATGAGAGCTTCACAACATTCAGTATTACAAGCTAGTCTTGAAAACGAAAGTGTAAAAGAAATTGAAGCTAATAAAGAAGAAGGAAAATTAACAAAACCTACAATTGAAGAAAAAGCAGTTGAAAATGTTTTTGATGAAGTTTTAGGAAATGAAAAGGAGGCTAAATAATGGGAGCGACAAACGTTTTATCAACTCAAAATCAGGCAATAACAAACTATGATTACAGTAAGTTATTCAAAACGGCATTTAAAACTGTTGAAATGACTTTCACAAATGGCACAGGTGCAGAGCTTACTCTTTTACCAGGTATGTTATTTGGTAGAATTTCGGCAACTTTAAAAGGTGCAATTCTAAAAAGTGCAAGTACTGATGGATCTGAAACACCTTTTGGCGTTTTAGTTAGTCAGCATACAATAGCAATAGCAGGATCAGTTACGGTTACTGTTGCGGTTACAGGTATGATAGATAAAGACCTATTGGTATTAGATGGTACTGATACATTAGACACACTAGTTGACGGACGTACAATCGGCGACCGTATTCCTGCTGATACAGAAGGTATCACTTTAGAAAATTTTAATTCATTAGATAATTACGATAATCAATAAAATTATGGGATATATACCAGCACAAAACGCTAGAGCAGTTTTTACGACTATTTTGGCAAATAAATTTGAGGATTTAGTAGAAGCTCCGAGTTTCTTAAGGTCTTTCGCACCTGACAAGGTGTATTCTACAAAAACAATTCAGTTACTTGCAAGACGAGGTACTGAACAAATTGCAGTAGATGTAACACGTGGAACTAAGGGTAATCAAAATCAAATGTCTAAATTTACGACAAAAGAATTTTTACCTTTATATTACAAGGAAAATATTAATGTTTCGGCGATGAATATTTACGATATTCCTTTTTATTCAAATGGTCAATTTAATTCTGCTCAAATTGAAGCAATTGCAACTCAAACAGCAACAGAATTAAATGAAGTTAAAAAAATGATTGACAGAGCAATTGAATTACAAGTAGCTCAAATGCTTGAAACTGGCATAGTTACTGTAAATTCAGGCGATTCTGTTGATTATAAACGAAAAGCTGAAATGAAGGAAGTTTTAACTGGTGCGGATTTGTGGAGTGCAACAGGTGTTGATATTATTAAATTCTTTGAGGATAAAGGACAACTTTTAAGAACTGTAGGTAAAGTTTCAGGTGGAACAACTGTAAATGTTATAATGGGTAATTTAGCATGGCAAGCATTTAGAAGTAATACAGACATTAATGATACTCAAAAGTTTTACGAATCTGATGTTAAAAAAGGAACAAGTAAGCAATTTTTTAATTCAGTTGGTGGAGCTTATAGAATTACTTTAAAGTTAGGTGTTTACGATTTTAATATTTGGACTTATGATGAGGTTTATGATGCACCAATTACAGGAACATCAACTAGATATTTTAATTCTAAAATGGTTGTAATGATTCCTGAAAGTTTCAAAGCTGAGGTCTCATTTGGTCAAGTTCCAATGTTACCAGATTTTATCAGAAAAAATCCACGTTCAAGTAGAGTTTTCTCTCGCTTAAATAATAAAATGAAGGGTTTCTCTTTATTTGATTATGTAAATGAAGAAGATGAGATTTATACAGCAGGTTTAAAAGCTGCACCTTTAGCTCAACTTATTTCAGTCGATAGATTATACACAGCTCAAGTTTTAGCTTAAAAATTTATAATTATGGAAGATAAAAAAAAGAAAGTTGAAAAGGTAAAAAAGGAAAACTACGAAGTTGCCGTTACTGGTTTTTTAGCATTAGGAAAAATGTTTAGACCAACTACAAAAATTGACAATGAAATTCATAAAGATTTTATTGCACTTTGGTTAAAAGAAGGCAAAATTAGAGTAAAGAAGTAAATTTAAAAGCGTGGGTTTAATTACCCACGCAAAAAATTAAGAATGGGTATATTGGACGATGCTAGAATAGATGCGAAAATGATAGTAACAAGTGGAGGTTTTGAATTACCAGTTGTTTTTGATAATCAAAACGGAACAGTAATTGAAACAACGGCTTTATTTATCAGGCGAACAGATACATTAAATTTTGATGATGGTAGTTCTAAGAAGTCGCCTTTTTCAAGTTTGACGGTTGATTATGACATTTTTAATTTTACGAAAAAATATATTTCTTTAAAAAACTGGATAGTTACAATTGAAAATAATGATTATTTAATTGAACAATCAAATCCAAATCGGACTTTAGGAATTATTCAATGCGATTTAAAAGATAATGGCTAAAATAGAGTATCAAATAGGGGAAGGAAATTTTTCAATAGTTATGAAGCGAATAGCTGCAATATTATTGTTAGAATTTACAGAACAAATAAATCAAGGAAATACTTTTTTACCAACTGAAATTTATTTTGATACTGATTTTGCAGCTGATGAAGGTAATATACCTTATGTTGCTGTAAATTGGTTAGAATTTAGCAACCAATCTGATGCACGTGGAATTTCTACAAATACCAATAAATTTTTCATTGATATAAAAGCAGTTGGATATGATACGACAAAAAAAATAATTGCAATTGTAAGAACTATTTTAAAATCGCAACAATATGTTAAATTAGATTTTGATTATGGAATAATTTCTGATACAAATGTAATTGCGGCTGGTGTTTCTTTTGAAGAAAAACTTCGAGATAGTCAAGGCGTTATTTCTGGAGGTTTAACTTTTGAATGTTTAATAACAGAAAATAATGATAGTCCAGTTCCAACACCTTTAACAGATTCTATTTATGAATCTGCAATAAATGAAAGTGATAAAAAAATAACATTAAAACAAAACTATTAATATGGCTATATCAAATGCAGTAGCACCAAACAGGGTAAGTTCTGTTTTGGGTTACGAGATAAAAAAAGGATTAGCAGGCGTTACTGGCGGATATTTGCCACAACGTATAGCAGTCGTTGGAGAAGCTAACTCTGATAAACAAGCAGGTTTAAAAAATAAATTCCAATTTACATCGGCTGATGAAGTTGCAATAGAGTGTGGTTATGGAAGCCCAGCACATTTGGCAGCAATTAGATTACGTGGAACTATTGATGTTGGTGGAATACCTACAATTATGTTTCCTTTGCCACAGGCGGCGGCTGGTGCAGCTCAAGTAAATTCAATAACAACAACTGGCACAGCAACAAAATCGGCAACGCAATACATTATAGTTGCAGGAAAATATATTTCTTTTACGGTTTTGAAAGATGAAACAGGAGATGTTATTTTGAATAAAATAAAAGATGCTGTAAATGCAATATTAGATACAGCAATGACAGCAGGAACGGTTGCAACAAATGCACTACCAATGACAGCTAAATGGGTTGGTCAAACATCTGCTGATATTGTAATTGAATTTGCAGGAGAAAATATTGGAACAACTTATGTAAATACAGAAACATCAGCAGGAGCGGGTGAGGTTTTGCCTACTGATGCTTTAGCATTATTTGGGTCTGAATGGAATACACAAGTAGTAAATTGCTTAGGTTCAACAGCAACAATATTAGATGCTTATGAATCATTTAATGGTAATTCTACTGATAAGACAGGACGTTATAATGCAGAAAGTTTTAAACCGTGTATTGTTGTTACGGGAGTAATTGACAATGACAAAGATGATTTAATCGCAATTACAGATTCACGAAAAATTGAACAAACAAACGTTGTAATGCCTGCACCTAAAAGTTTAAGTTTACCTTTAGAAATTGCAGCAGTTACAGTTGCGGTTTATGCCCCAAAAGTAGAAGTAGATCCAAAATCTGACATTTTAGATTCTGTATTAACAGGTTTAACACCGCCGCAAGATTTGGAGGCTGGCGACATGGACGTTTATAATAATAGAGATTTTGTAGTAAAAGGTGGGTGTTGTACTGTTGTTTTAAGAGATGGAAATTATGTTGTAAAAGATTTTGTAACAACTTATCACCCAGTTGGCGAAGATCCGCCGCAATTTAGATGGGTGCGAAATTTAGCAGGTATTGATTTTAATATTGCATACAGAACACTATTTATTGATGAGGCTTTTATCAAAGGAAAAACAATTTTACCTGATTCAAATCCTTCAACAGACCCAAATGTAATAAAACCCAAAGATGCAAAAGGATTAATGATAAATAAATTATTCGTTCCGTTTGCAAACGATGGAATTTTGGCAGAAGCTGCATATTCAATTGATAATTGTGATGTACAAATTAATGGAACTAATCCTGATAGATTAGATTTTTCAAACCCATATAAGCGTTCAGGTTTTGCACGTATTTTAAGCACAACCGCAATTGCTAACTTTAATCTAGGATAAAATGAGTATAATAGCAGGATATTTTGAAGAAGTAAATTGTCAGCACTCAATTGCTGGCAATAGGAAATTCGACATTAAAAGTGGTGAGGATTCCGAAATTGATCGAGGTGGAAAACGAATTGTTGATGACGAAAATAACCGTACTGCATCGGGGAAGTTAATTTTACAGTATGAAAATAAACAACCATACATACAAATTACGGTTGTTGTTGATGGTGATACTGAAAACTATATAAATAAATTAATTGAAGGAAGTATTGAAGAAATTCCAAATTGGACTTTAACACATATTTCAGGAGATATTTACACAGGTAACGGTGTAATTGTTGGAGATGTTAAGCCAAATAGAAACTCAGGCACAATACAATTCAAAGTTGCATTTGAAAATGAATTATTATTGATATAATAGAAGTATTGATAATCAGCTAGTTATGGATTAATATTTAAGCATACATTTTTAAATATTTGCATTTAATGTAACTGGCTGTTTATCAACCAATAACAACTCTATGAGAGTAGATTATAATATTTTACATGTATAATGTATAATTAAAAGTTACTCTCATGCAGTTTAGTGCGTGTAAAAACAAATTATTAAATAAATTAAAACTAAAAAAAATGTTTGATAAAAAAGAACAGATTAAAGAAACTATTGATATTTCAGAAGATTTTTTAGATTCTGAATTGTCTGAAAATCAAGAAAAATTAGAAAATTTAAGTGCTAAACAAAAAAAAATCATTACTGACATTTCGGGGTGGCTAGTGAAAAATCGTAATTATAAAGATTATGATATTGATTATGAATTTAAAGTAGATAAAATAATTCCATTATTAAAATTTGTTGAACATGGAGAAATTATTTTTGATGAAAATGGAATAACTCAAAATTTAAGAGTTCCTCTTAATTTGACAAGATTAGTACGAGGTAAGGAGGAAACAGTTAAGCAAATAACACAATTACAATATAAATCACGATACAGAGCATCAGAATTAAATAATTATACAAAAGGAATTAATATTGCTAAAGAAATGAATTTGTATATGGATGCACAGGTTGCCATGTTAGTTGGTTCTTCGAGAGGTGTTATTGGTAAATTATTTGATAGTGATCATTCTTTAACTAGGCTAATTCAATCTTTATATTTTTTGTAATTGCCCGACTTTCTGATTCGGGGAAAACAATAATTTACGAAAAAGTAGATGTTATAGATTTAGATTCAATTAATAATTGTATAAAAACAGTAGGATTTGAGATGAAATGGACACCAAACACATTAAATGATTTATATATTGATGGCTCTGATTCTCAAAGTTTATTTTTTTGGTATAATGAAATTTTAGAACAAACTTGTAATAATAATCAAAATTAAATGGCTGCAATATTTACAGTACCTGCAATTTTCAAAGCAATAGATAAGATTTCTGCACCAGTTCGGAAAATGCAAAAATCTGTTAAAAGGTTTGGTATGTCTTCACGTGCTAGTTTGCAACGTACATCTATGGCATTTAATAGATTAAATAAAAAAATAAGTTCGGTTGGTAAAAGAATAAAGCAAACTGTTGGTGGGATTGGTTTGGCTTTTGGTGCAATGGCATTAGTTGGGGTCATTGGTGGTGCAATAAATGTGTTTGCAGATTTTGAACAAGCAAATGCTGGGTTGGCATCAGTAATGTCAAGTGCAACAGAACCACAATTAAAAATGCTGCAAAAAGAAGCGTTGCGTTTGGGTGCAACAACAGCAAAAACAAGTACGGAAGTTGTCGGTTTGCAAGAAGCTTTTGCTCGTTTGGGTTTTGGTGCGAATGATATAAAAAACATGACTCAAGCGACTATTGCAGGATCTATTGCAATGCGAGCAGAATTAGCAGATACTGCGGACTTAGTTGGTGCCGTGATAAAAACTTTTGATAATTTAGCAAGTAAAGATTCAGGTTTGATAAATGACCAAATGGTTTCTTCAACTCAAAGAAGTGCTTTATCTTTTGAAAAATTACAAACAGCATTACCAAACGTTGCTGGTGCGGCTAATACTGCCAAAATTCCATTTAATGTTTTATTAGCACTTTTAGGAAAATTATCAGATGCCGGCATAGATGCAAGTAGCTCATCAACAGCATTAAGAAATATAATTTTACAATCTGCAAAACAAGGGAAAGGATATAAAGAAATTTTAGCGGATATTGCTAAAAACGAGGATAAATTAACTTATTCAATGAATAAATTTGGGGTTCGTGGAGCAATTCCTGGTATTATTTTATCGGATAAATTAAATGAAACAATGTCTTTATCTATTGATATTTTAAAAGATAAAGATGCGGCAACTATTGCAGCTGCAAAACAATTAAACACTTTAAACGGGCGACTTACAATTTTAGGTTCTGCGTGGGAAGGTTGGATTTTATCAGTTGACAACGGTAACGGTAGTATATCAAGTTTCTTAAAAACAACAGTAGAAGTAGCAACTGAATTTTTATCAATGGCAACAGGTACGGCAAAATTAGCAACTGAATTAAATGAAAATGAATTAAGGGTAAGGAGTTTAGCATTAAAATTAAAATCATTTTTAGGAATTTTAAAGGTAATTGGTATTGCTTATTTAGGATTAATTGTTGTTCAAAAAGGTCTTAATATTGCAGTATTAGCATATCAGGGCATTATTAAAATTGGACATTTTTTTAAATTTGTTCGTGTATTTATTATGCTTGCAAAATCAAAAGGGTTAGCTACAGCTGCACAAAAAATGTTAAATGCATCGGTTTTGCTTAATCCTTATGTTTTGATGGGTGCAGCGATTGCTGTTGCTGTCGGTTTTCTTTATAAAATGATAACCGCACAAACAACATCGCAAAAGTTAAATGAAGATATTGCAAACAGGCAAAGAGAAATAGCAACAAAAGAAATAGTTGCATTAGATAAATCATTTGCAGCAATAAAAAAAACATTACCAAAATCAAAAGAGAGATTATTATTAGTTCAACAATTAAGTGCTGCATATCCTAGTGTAAATGCAGCTATGGAAAAAGAAATTACAAACACAAATAATTTAACAAAATCTTATCAATTTTTGCGTGAACAAATAATAAAAACAGCAAAAGCAAGGGCAATACAAGAACAGATAGGCGTACAGGCTAACAAAATGGTTAATTTTGAATTAAAATTACAACAATTAGGAATAGATTCATCTGATTTTATTCGTGATTTTAAAAAAGCACTTGTAATAAAACAACAAGCTAAAATATCAGGCGGAGTTATTGATTATGCTTTAACTGCTAAAAAACAAAATGATAAATTACTTAAGAAATATGGTGTTGATGAAGGGTTGATTGGAAATATGGATTTTCTAAAAAGTGCCGATGTTTTTCTACAAACTAAAAAATCAATGGATGATTTAATAAAATTAAATGAAACATTAAGCGGAAATACACCAGTAGAATTTGGAGCATCAAATGCTATTAATCCAAACTTAAATGCTTTTAGTGGGAATGCACCAATAATGAATAGCACTCAACAAGTACCGCCGTCAGCTCAAAATTACAAAAACAAATTAGATGTATATATAAATAATCGTGCTGGTGGTACTGAATCTTATGTAGAAGGTACTGGAATGAATGTAGAAACAACAGGATATTAAAATAACAGAGGCGTTGATAATCAAGTAGTTACACTCAAATATTTGAGCAGACAATTTTTATAAATGTTTTATTCCTTAACGTGTTGATTATTAATAGAATATAAGTGCATGAGAGTTAAGTATAATAAATTTAGTGTATAATCTTATAGACAAACCAAGCTAAGAGACTTAAAAAAATGATAAATAAAGAATTTTACGAAACTGGTAGCGGAGGATCGATTGTAGTTTCTGAAAATGATATTCAATTAGATAATGGTATTTTCACGAAAATATACTTATCTTTGTTTTCAACTGTATCGGAATTTTGGGCAAATAATGTATTTGGAATTAATATAAATTCATTAACAGAAAAAGCATTAATCAGTAATTCGTTAGATTCTACGGGAAAAGAAAATATAAAAAGAGCAATTGAAAGTGATTTATCTAATTTAACTTTTGCAGATTTTGAAGTAATTTTAAAATCAATAAATAATGATAAATTAGAAATAAATATAAATGCAAAAAATAATAAAACATTACAAATAATTTGGGATGTTACAAGCAGTCAAATAATTGAACAAAAAACAATATGATAACAACAAAAAAAGAATTATTTGAATTAATAAAGTTGGATTTTGCAAATGAATATAGCATTCCTGTTGAAGATTTGGGGTCTGATTTTTTAGCTGAGGCGGCAGTTTTAGCAACAATTCAATATAATTTAGTTTTAAGGATTGAAAACGCATCAGTTAATGTTTGGGTTGGTAGTGCCGATGCAGAGACATTATACTCTATTGGAAAAGACAAAATAGGAAGATTACCATTTTCTGCGGTTGCTGGTATTTACGAATGTACAACAACACAAATAGGAACAGAAACTACAATGATCCCTTTAGGGACTAGATTTAAAAAAGGCGAATATGTTTATGAAACTTTAGCGGATATTAATCCTGGCGACAATGTTCAAATTAGAGCTTTAATTGCAGGAACTGAAAATATTTTGATTGTAAGTGATGAATTAACAAGTTTAGCACCTTTAACTTCTATTCAGGATATAATATCAGTAGATTCAATTATACAATTACCTTCAAATCAGGAGCATATAGAAGATTACAGAACTGATATTTTAAATAGTTTTATTTTACGCCCATCGGGTGGGAATGCAGCTGATTATATTCAGTGGGTTGGTGATGTTTCTGATATAAGAACAGTTTATCCTTATGCTGCAAACGGGGAGGCTGGAAAGATTAAAGTATATTGTGAAGGTGTTTCGAGTTTTGAACCTTCGGGTGCAAAAATTGATGAGGTAATTGAAGCAATTAAATACGATAAAAATGGTAACGGTCGTGTTATATTAGATTTATTCCCATTTATTACCGATACTTATATAGTTCCAGTTCAAATTACAGATGTTAATATTGAAATCACAAACGGAAATGCAAGTCAGCAAATTGCAGCAGAAAACATAATCAAAGATTATCTTTTAAATATTCGTCCTTATTTGCCGACTTTAAATAAAGTTCGTGATTCTGAAAAAGATACAATTACACAACAAGCATTAATAAAAGTGTTAAGTGATAATAATATTACATTTGCAAGTTTAATTTTAAAAATAAAACCTTTGGGGGGTGCAGAAACAACAGTTATAGAGTACCAAGTAGGAGATGCAAACGACCCAACTTTTTATGGAGAAATACCAGTTTTAGAAACTTTAACTATAACGACTTAAATGGATACTAAAGAATATATAAATTTATTATACCCAAATGGTAGAGCTTATTCAAATGTTGCTGATTCTAAAAAATTCAATAATGTTTTAGCTTTGCAAATGAATAGAGTTTTGGAGTGGATTCAAGATTTTCAAGACCAATTATGGTATATAAACGAAAATTTTAATCCTGAAATTTGGGAAAAAAGATATAATATTGATGTTCCAGTAGGTGCAACATTAGAAGAAAGACGTATAACAGTACGTTCATATATGATTTTTCCACAAACCAACAACAGATTAAGTTTAGATTATATTCAAAATCAATTAAATATAGCAGGTTTTTCAGATATATTGATAGAAAGAAATCCAACTGGTACAACAGAATTAAAACTACATGGGAATAATATAACAGGATTAGAAGATTATGATATAGGAAGTAATAAATATAATTCAATAAGAATTTCTGGAAATATAAAAACAAATTATTATGAAAAAATGTTACTTTTGTTAATGTCAATAAAACCATTAGATACAGTTGTTTTTGACAATGTTTCATATACAGCGGCATTAGCTTATGATGATAATTTTGGTTTAGCATTAAATGATAATTTAATTTATGCAATTTCACAAATATAAAATATAAAAAATGGCAACAATACCAACACCAATAGTATCGATTAAGATTGAGGACTTAACACCTACCCAAAAAGCATTTATAAGTCAAGTACTTGATATTGGAAAAGATATGGAATATTTATCTGAAAAAATAAGTACTAATCACGAAACAAATATTTCTGAAATAAAAGAAGGACTATCATATCTGATAAAATGCGATAATATAATTGAAGAGGGTAATACAATTTCAGATATTTTATTAAATTCTTATGAAGTTAATTTTTTAAATTGTGAATATATACCGAGTAATTGATTTAAAGTTTGGCTCAATCGGAACTGGCGATGGACAATTTGATAATCCTTATGGGATATTTGTAAATAAAACTAATATTTTTGTAGCAGATACAAACAATGATAGAGTACAAATATTTGATTTAAACGGTAATTTTGTTTTAAAGTTTGGCTCAAACGGAACTGGCGATGGACAATTTGATAATCCTTATAAAATATTTGCAAATGAAACTAATATTTTTGTAGCGGATACATTCAATAACAGAGTACAAATATTTGATTTAAGCGGCAATTTTGTTTCAAAGTTTGGCTCAAACGGAACTGGCGATGGACAATTTAATTCTCCTGTTGGAATATTTGTAAATGAAACTAATATTTTTGTAATAGATACAGGCAACCGCAGAGTACAGATATTTGATTTAAGTGGCAATTTTGTTTCAAAGTTTGGCTCATACGGAACAGGCGATGGACAATTTGATAATCCTTATGGAATATTTGCAAATGAAACTAATATTTTTGTAGCAGATGCAAACAATAACAGAGTTCAAATATTTGATTTAAGCGGCAATTTTGTTTCAAAGTTTGGCTCATACGGAACAGGCGATGGACAATTTAGTTATCCTGTTGGAATATTTGTAAATGAAACTAATATTTTTGTAGCAGATACAATCAACCGCAGAGTACAGATATTTGATTTAAGCGGCAATTTTGTTTCAAAGTTTGGAACAAGTGGAACTGGCGATGTACAATTTAATGCTCCTTTTGGCATTTTTGCAAATGAAACTAATATTTTTGTAGCAGATACAGGCAATAATAGGATTCAAAAAATTTATTAAAAAATGAGTATAATAACACCAACAAATGCAATTGAATTTAAAGAGTTAGATTCTGCACAAATTGATTTTTCTAAAGAACATTTAGAAATAAATGGTTGTAAAATAATTTTTATTTCTGAAAAAACAAGTACTAATCACGAAACAAATATTTCTGAAATAAAAGAAGGACTATCATATTTAATAAAATGCGATAATATAATTGAAGAGGGTAATACAATTTCAGATATTTTATTAAATTCTTATGAAGTTAATTTTTTAAATTGTGAATATATACCGAGTAATTGAATATTTTTGTAATAGATACATTCAATGATAGAGTACAAATATTTGATTTAAACGGTAATTTTGATTTAAAGTTTGGCTCAAACGGAACTGGCGATGGACAATTTAATTTCCCTATTGGAATATTTGTAAATGAAACTAATATTTTTGTAGCAGATGTAAACAATAACAGGGTGCAAATATTTGATTTAAGCGGCAATTTTGTTTCAAAGTTTGGCTCAAACGGAACTGGCGATGGACAATTTAATTCTCCTTATGGAATATTTGCAAATGAAACTAAGGCAATTTTGTTTCAAAGTTTGGTTCAAACGGAACTGTCGATGGACAATTTAGTACTCCTTATGGAATATTTGCAAATGAAACTAATATTTTTGTATCGGATTCAGGAAATGATAGAGTTCAAATATTTGATTTAAGCGGCAATTTTGTTTCAAAGTTTGATGGACAATTTGATAATCCAAAAGGCATTTTTGCAAATAAAACTAATATTTTTGTAACAGATACATACAATAACAGGGTGCAAATATTTGATTTAAGTGGCAATTTTGTTTCAAAGTTTGGCTCAAACGGAACTGGCGATGGACAATTTAATTCTCCTATTGGAATATTTGTAAATGAAACTAATATTTTTGTAGCAGATACAAACAATCACAGAGTTCAAAAAATTAGATAATGTTAAATTATAAAGGAGACGCATTAATTGACTTTAGTCATAAATTAAGTAAGTTGCACCGTGCAGCGTTACCTAATGCAGTGCGTTTTACTTTAACAGATGTTGCGAAAGATGTTAAATTTAGAACATTAAAAAAGCACGCTAATTTACAATTTGATGTAAAAAAACAAAGTTTCTTTAGACTTTCGGCTTACAAATCTGCTTCGGGTGTTAATATTTCAAAAATGAGTTCTATTGCAGGCATGATAAAAAGCCAAGATAGTAAATCGACTGCAAGTACTGAAATTGGGCAGCAACAATTTGCAGGAGTTGTACATAATAAGTCATATATGGCAAAAGTAAAAGGAGAAGAAAGTAAAGGAGTAACAAGTAGAGGATTATCTAATAAAAAATATAAAGATGCAAGAAATAAAACCCCGATAATTGCAGAAAAAGGTAAAATGTTTTTTCCAAATGCAAAAAAAGCAAAAGAAACAAAAAGACCTTTATTAGTTAAAAAAGGTAAAAAAGGATATTTAGTAAAAGTAAGTAAAATAAGAAAAGCAAAAGGGAATAAATATAGAAAAGAAGTTGTTACTCAAATTATCGGAGGTTTTAGAGCAGGTAGAAAAATTGATTTGAAAAAGAATAAACCTTTTGTAAATAATGCAGCAATTGAAAGTGGCGGTTTATTAAATGCAAAATTTATTAAAAATGCAGAAAAACAAATACAAAGATTTTTAAGATAATACAAGTATTTGAGCATATAAACATATATTTTGTATGTGTTGATAATCAAGCAGTTACATATATTGTGTTTTTATAAATAGACAAAAAAGAACACTAAATTGTATGTGTTTGATTATAAGAGTTTTACAAGTGTGTGAGAATTGAATATAATAAATTTAATGTGCAATTATGAGTTGGAGCGAAGATATACAGGCTTATCCATTAGTACCCATAACAACTGGGGACGGCGAAGTTTATAATGTAAAAATGATTTTCAAAGGTGGATCAATTGACCCTTTAACAGGTGTTTTTAATTATGCTGGGAAAGTTGGGACTAAACCTATTAGAAATAGTTCGGCAAGTCCAACTTATGATTTGAATTTTTTTATTGACCAAGAACTATTAAAAAAATTTATTGTAAGCATTTCAGACCCTACAAACAATTGGTTGGTTAAACACCCACTTTTTGGAGATTTAACTGGGCATCCGACTTCAATAAGTTTTGATAATACAAAACAAGGCGATGTTTTATTTACAATTCAATTTCAAGATTCAATAAAAGATGAAACTCCTGAAATTACAACTGATTTTAAAGAACGGATATTAGCATCAGCATCGGAATTAGAAGAACAAACGATAGATGAATTTTCAGATATTGAACCTTCAACAGAAGAGCTTAATATTTTAGATAAATTTTTGGATAGTTTAGAAGAGTTGTATGATTCTATTATGAATAGTGACATAATGAATCTGATTTATGATGGGAAGAAATTAATACAAGATGTTACTTTTGCATCTAGTAAATTTATTTCAATTACAAATGATTTAATGAAAATTCCTTCTTTATTGTCGATAGATGGTATTTTAGAACCTTTAAAAACTAGATTAGAAATAATAAAAGGGCAAGCAGAACATTTGAAAAATTTAGATGTAAATGTTTCTACAAAAAGTTCTGATGGTAATACAAGTGATGCAATTGCAAAATTCAAACAATTGTCTGGTTCTGTAAATTTAAGTTCTTTGGCAATTGGAATTTCAACACCTTCGGAAAGTCAAAATAATATATCTGGTTTTGATATTACAGATAAAATGAATGTAGGAAATAAGCCTGATTATCGTTTTAAAAAAGATGTTGAAAGTACCATTTTATTTGCTAATCAATTATTAGATGATTATATAACTTCTATTGATTCAATAGATTTAGAAATTAAAGGTAATATTAAATTTTCTGCAAATGAATATTTGAATTACAAAACAACAAATATAGTATTATCAGCTATTCAGGAAGTAAAAGAAATTTCAAACAAAGCAAAAAACGAAAATTTCATTATAACAAAAAAAGATACAACACCTGAATTATTATCATTTGAATTATACGGAATTGCAAGTGATGAAAACGTACAAGAAATAATTGATAATAATGATTTATTTGGGAATAATTCAATTGCAAATTCGTGGAGGAATTTTGTAATTAAAAAAAACACAAAAATAGTTTATTATGCCTAAAATCGTAATTAAAATAAATGGAGAAAAATTACAATATTTTGATAATTTAACATTATCAACATCAATTGATGCTATTTCGTCTTCTTTATCTTTTAATACTTTTTATATGATTAATAATTATGAATTTGCGAAAATTGAAGTAGTAAGAAATGATATTGTTATTTTTACAGGTAAAATAATTGCACCAAATTTTCCAAATTCTGCAAAACCTGAACCAATAAATTATAAATGCTATTCCTTAACTGGCGAACTTGAGGATTGTACTTTGCCTTTGGATTTATATCCAATTCAAACACAAAATAAATCATTAAAAGAAATTGTTGAAAGTATTGTTAAATCTTTTGATATAACTGTCAAATTTGATGCTTCTGCAAATTCGGATATTAATAAAAAATACACATTACAAAATCAAAATCCAACTGATAAAGCAAGTATTATAATTAATAAATTATGCTCCCAGCATGATTTGATTTTAACTAACAATTCAAAAGGGGAATTATTAATTACAAAATCAATAATTGGAAAACAAGCAAATTTTCCAATTCCAATTAAGAATCCAAAATCATACAATTATAGAAAGTTTTATAATTCTTATTTAGTTTTAGGGCAAAAAAGCATAAAAGGAGGCAGCTCAAGGAAAGCAGTAGCTAAATTTACAAACGTTCCTGAAAATAGGAATGTATCTAAAATTCAAAAAGATGGAGATTCTGATAGTTCAATTGAACAAGCAAAAGCAATGCAGTATGATAGTTACAAATCTAATAGTATGTCAGTAGAATTTCATAATTTTTTTGGAAATGTTGGAGAAATTTACGATATTGCAGGTGTTAAAATGATTGCAAATTCAATAAATTATAATTACAATGCAAATTCTGAAATTTGCACGGTTAATTTGTTAAATAAAAAAGTTTACGATAGATGAATGTAGTTAGTAAAGTAATAGAAAGTATAGTTGATGGTGGTTTTAGATTAATAAAATTATTAAAATTTGGTAGTGATGATAATGCGAACGCTTTTCAGATGTCAACTTTCGGGGACGATTTTAAAGTTCCTGAAGGATATAATGCTTTATTTATTGAAACTTCAAATAGTTCAGAGCCAGTTTGTATTGGTTACATAAACAAAGTAGTTTTTGATGATTTGAATGTTGGAGAAAAACAAATATTTTCAACAAATGAAGAAGGTAGCGAGGTTGCGGCTTATATTAAATTTTTAAACGATGGTGTTATTAATATAAATGGAGATGCTGATTTTATAGCTGGGTTTAACGATTTAAAAAGTGGATTTGATACATTAAAAGATGACTTTAATAGCTTTTTAACTCACATGCACCCCACAGCGGCAACAGGAGCACCATCTCCACCAAGTCCGCCTGCAATACCATCAACGGCAAGTATTGATGGTTCAAAAAAAGATAATTTAAAAACAGAATAAAATGAGTTTAGTTAAAAATAATTTAAAAATAAAAATATGAGTTTATTAGTTAAAAAAAATGGTAATGGAGCAGTTGATTCTGTAAATGGTAAAACAGGTGTTGTAGTTATAGATGCCGATGACATATCTGATGCTAGCACCGTTAAGAAGTTTATCAGCGGTGTAGCTCAAATATTTACAGGGCTTAAGACTTTCTCAAGCACATTAAAAGTGAATAATTCTGGAACTGGTGGAGTTACACTATCAAGCAACGCATCCGATACTGGACTAATTACAGCCGACAATTTAAGTCCAGCAAATCCCACAACAGGAATAAGTGAGGGAACAAATTTTGGATTTAATTCATCCCCATCTAATTTTTTCGGAATGGGATTAGCAGCAATTAGAAATTCTGCATATGATATTTGGTTCCAAACTGGAAATAACAATGGAGGCGGTTATAGATTTTACAAGGGTATAAATGAACTGGTTACAATATCGAAAGATGGTGATGTAGGTATAGACGCACCAAATCCAATAGAAAAACTCGACATTGACGGAAAAGCATCAAGTTCATTTATGAGAATGTGCAATGACAATACGGGTAGATTAGACAATGAGGGATTGTATATTGGTGTTGCAGGGACATCGGGAGAAGGATATATTGGAACAAGACATAATAAAGCATTACATTTTAGAACAAACCAAATAGACGCTCTATTTATAGATGAAAATCAGAATGTAGGTATGAACACAACTACACCACAAGCAAAACTTGATGTAAACGGTTATATAAAATCCAAGCAATCTAATGTATGGGCGTATATTTCAACACCATCAGCAACTATAATAACAACAGCATCAACCTACTATCCAATACAGGGTACTTTTGTAAACGATATGATAGATTTTTCATCCGCAACAGTTGTAACTCCTGGTATAAAATATGATGGAACTTTAACACGAAAATTTAAAATCATTATTCAAGGTCAAGTATCAGCAGATAGCTCAAATACAACGGTAACTTTAGGAATAAAGAAAAATGG